CTTCAAAACGCAATTGATCAACTGTACATTAACACCAGCACTGCTGGAACAGAATCAAGCAGAGTAACACTGTATTTTCCAGCAGGTGTATATACTGTAACTGGTACAGTTTACATACCGCCGTATGCTTCTTTAGTAGGTGAAGGCGCAGACAAGACTGTGATTAAAAACACAGGCACACAAGCAACAGTGTTCACTACAGTTAACTCTGACAGTACACCTGGGTCACCGGCTAATCACAGCACTTCGACAGTACTCAATCAGACTACTGATCTTAAGATTGCTAACATGACTCTACAAACTACAGAGAACAATATCATCCTACAAATGGATAGCTGTAAAGATGGTTTGTTTGACAACGTAAGTTTCAAAGGAGCATGGAGTAGCACTGACGGAATCTTAACTACCAGCGCAGGCGTACAAATAAATAACCTAAGCGCAAGTGTACAGAGCAAGGACAACATGTTCCAACACTGTACTTGGCAAGGGCTTAGTTATGCTGTTTACAGTGACTGGGACATTAGCTACAACACATGGACAAAGAACACGTTCTCTGATCTAGGTATCGGCATTGCGCTAGGCACCGGCTTGAGTTCATTAGATAGCTCAACAGCAAGTGGTAGACGAACTGGCGCACAACACAACAAGGTACAAGACAGTAAATTTGTTGATGTATACCGTCAAGCAATGTATTACAAGTTTGGTGGATATAACACCAGTGACAGTAACACTTTTAACTTTGTAGGCAACAACGGCGGCGCTGATTATGAAGCGCAGTACGCAGTGATGCAGTACGACACAAACGGTAACGTGAGCATTGATGACTTCTTTTCAAGAGCAGAAACACTAGGCAACGATATGAACTATATTGGTTACCCATACATTGCTGAAATACAAGGTTCTGTAATTCACTCAAGCAGACACAGTTTGTACACCAACAGCATTGCTCCGTCCAGCGGTGTATACGTAACAAAGTTTAGACTACCGCTTGACACAAGTTCGCCAGCGCAGCAGATTGAAGTTCATTATCATATGAAGAGTCTGAACTACTCGATGACACGTTCGGGCGTTCTTCGTGTTACTTCGGAAACAAACGATTCTAAAGTAAGCGACGACTACGACTACATGGGCGACGCTGATAAAGAAACTAGTGTTGTGTTTGACGTAGATCATCTTGACAAAAACAGTGACAGCGTAGCTGAAACACTTGACATGACTGTAAAAAGCGGCATGCCAAGTGACGATGTAACCGAGCTTCGTTACACTGTAAAAATCATAAAATAATTTACAAAAAATCAATTTAGCAGCATATATTCTCGCCTCATCTCGAGATACATACATTACTTAAGAGAAAAAAGAAGTTGACATTCTTGCTCAATCAAGTTAATATAAACAATAAAATATGGAGACGTCATGAATAAAGACATTATGATCGTGAAGCGAGATGGTTCTCGCTCACCCCTCGACATCGAGAAAATACACTTTGTAGTAAGTGAAGCGTGTAACGGGCTAGCAGGAGTAAGCGTTAGTCAAATTGAAATGAATGCTAATATACAATTTTATAACGGCATGAGTACACATGAAATTCAAGAAATCCTTATTCGAAGTGCTAGCGATCTAATTAGTCTTGACACTCCAAATTATCAGTATGCTGCTGCTAGACTTCTTTCGTACGGAATTTACAAACAGGTTAACGGGCAGTATGAAAGCATCTCACTAGCGCAAATTATTCAAAAGAATATTGATCGTAATGTTTATGACGCAGAAATCCTAACCAAGTATACTCAAGAAGAAATCGAACGACTAGACGGCTACATTAATCACAAGCGTGATGAGAACTTCACTTATGCTGGCCTAAGACAAGTAGTTGATAAGTACCTTGTACAAGATAGATCAAGTGGTGAAATTTTTGAAACACCGCAGTTTATGTACATGATGATCGCAGCAACACTGTTTGCTGATTATCCTACAGAAACAAGACTACAATATGTAAAAAGGTACTACGATGCGACAAGTCTTTTCAAAGTTAACATCCCCACGCCAGTTATGGCAGGGGTTCGAACGCCGATTAGGCAGTTTGCTAGTTGTGTTCTTGTCGATAGCGATGATACTCTTAATAGCATTTTTAGTAGCGACATGGCTATTGGCCGCTATACTGCTCAGCGTGCCGGTATTGGTATTAATGCTGGCCGTATACGTGGCGTCAATAGTAAGATCCGCGGTGGCGAAGTAGCGCACACAGGCGTTGTTCCGTTCCTAAAGAAATTTGAATCTACTGTGCGCTGTTGTACACAGAATGGTGTACGTGGAGGAAGTGCTACGGTTCATTTCCCGTTCTGGCATCAAGAGATGGAAGACATCCTTGTGCTTAAGAACAACAAAGGTACAGAAGACAATCGTGTACGCAGACTAGACTATTCAATTCAGCTTAACCGCACAATGTACGAGCGACTGCTAAGCGGCGGCGACATTACTCTTTTCTCCCCGCATGATGTACCAGGCTTGTACGAAGCATACTTTGGCGACGCAGACCATTTTGAAGAACTGTACATCAAGTATGAAAACAGTCGCTCTATTCCAAAGAAAAAAATTCCAGCAATGGAGCTATTTTCTGAGATGATTAAAGAACGTGCCGAGACCGGACGTATTTACATTATGAACGTAGATCACGCAAACACTCACAGCTCTTTCTTAGACCCAGTGTTTATGAGTAACCTGTGTCAAGAGATTACACTGCCAACTACTCCGCTAGAGCATATTGATGATCCAGATGGTGAAATTGCGCTGTGTATTCTAAGTGCTATTAACGTAGGTCTTATTAACGACCTTAGCGATCTTGAGGCACTGTGCGAACTAGCAGTTCGTGCTCTTGAGCAGATCATTGACTATCAAAAGTACCCTGTAAAGGCCGCTGAGATCTCAACTAAGTCTCGTCGTTCGTTGGGCATTGGATATGTTGGTCTTGCTCACTTCTTAGCTAAGAACAAAGTGTCATACGACAACAACGAAGCAGCGCAACTGGTACACAAGCTTAGCGAAAGCTTCCAGTACTACTTGCTCAAAGCGTCCAACAAACTAGCACAAGAGCGTGGCGAGTGCGAGTACTTTGATCGCACCAAGTACTCCAAGAACATTATGCCAATTGACACTTACAAGAAAGACGTTGACGAAGCTATCGGCGAAGTAGAGCTACAACACGACTGGGATGCTCTGCGTGAAGACATTGCTACTTGGGGCTTGCGTCATAGTACACTTTCTGCGCAAATGCCAAGTGAAAGTTCCAGCGTAGTGTGTAACGCTACAAACGGCATCGAACCGCCACGTGGTTACCTAAGCGTAAAGAAGAGCAAGAAAGGTCCACTAAAGCAAATCGTGCCACAGTACCAGTCACTAAAGAACCACTACACTCTGCTTTGGGAGATGCAAGGCAACGAAGGTTACATCAAAATTGTTGCGGCAATGCAGAAGTTCTTCGACCAAGCTATTTCCGCAAATTGGAGTTACAACCCAGTACACTTCGAAAACAACGAAGTGCCAATGAGTGTTATGATGCAAGACTTGTTGACAACTTACAAGCTAGGTTGGAAGACAAGTTACTATCAGAACACTTACGACTATAAAGTAGACCCTTCGGAGATCACCGAAGAAGAAGCAACCCCAGTTGAGCTACAGCAAAGCCAAGTTGAAGAAGACGACGAGCTTTGTGAGGCCTGCGCAATCTAAAGGTAAACATACATGAGCAAGACAGTATTCAATCAAAATAAAGTAGACTTTACAAAGCAAGATATGTTCTTCGGCGAAGAGCAAAACACTCAGCGTTACGACGTTTTTAAATTCCCTGTGTTTGATAAACTTAATCAAACTATGCTAGGGTACTTTTGGCGGCCAGAAGAAGTGAGTCTACAAAAAGATAGAGCTGACTATGCTAACTTCCGACCTGAGCAGAAACATATCTTTACTGCTAACTTGAAGTATCAGACTCTGCTTGATTCAGTACAAGGCCGAGGCCCGTGCCTAAGCTTCTTGCCTCATGTGAGTATTCCTGAGCTAGAAGGCTGTATTGTTACGTGGGACTTCTTTGAAACTATTCACTCACGTAGCTATACGCACATCATGAAGAACATCTATGCTGATCCAAGTGAAGTGCTTGATACTATCCTCGATGATGACCGTATCATCGAGCGTGCTGTGTCAGTTACTAAAAACTATGATACGTTTAACGAAGCAAGTGACAACTGGTTCCATCATGGTAAAGGATCCATGCGTGAAGTAAAGAAGAAAATGTATCTTGCTATGATGAATGTAAACATTCTCGAAGGCTTGCGCTTTTACGTTTCATTTGCTTGTACCTTTGGCTTCGGTGAGTTGAAGATGATGGAAGGCAGTGCTAAGATTATTTCGCTTATTGCTCGTGACGAAGCACAACATCTTGCGTTGACTACACACGTCCTCAAGCTTTGGGCACAGGGAAAAGACGATCTAGAAATGGTAGAAATTGCCAAAGAGTGCCGTGAAGAAGTTTACGACATGTGGCGTGAGTGTGTGTCAGAAGAAAAGGCTTGGGCAACATACTTGTTCAAGGACGGATCGATGATTGGTCTTAACGAAACACTGTTACACCAATACGTTGAATACATTGCTAACCGTCGTCTCAAGGCAATCGGTTACGATGCTATCTTTGATGCGCCTGTTAACACCAATCCGCTACCGTGGACGCAGCACTGGCTTAGCTCCAGCGGCCTACAGGTTGCTCCGCAAGAAACAGAAGTTGAATCTTATGTAGTGGGCGGCATCAAGCAAGATGTTAGCAACGATACACTAAAAGGATTCAAGCTTTAATTTACAAAGCTGTGGATAACTAACTTGACGTGTTAGGCTAACTACTATATTATAAGTTTATGTTTAAAGGAAACAACAATGATTATTGAAACTGCTTACATGCAGGGTGATATTGTGTCTGTAAAATTAACAAGCGGCGAAGAAGTCGTAGGTCGATTTGACGACGCATCAAACGGTCGCATTACGCTTATCAAGCCAATGATGCTTGTAGCTCAGCAACAAGGTCTCGGCCTTGGTCCGTTTATGTTTAGCGCAGCGCCAGACAGCAAATTTACTATTCGTGAGGCAGCATTGTGTTGCGTAGTAAAGACAGAAGCTGAACTGGCTAAGCAGTACACCACTTCTACTACTGGCATTGCTCTGCCATGAACGTAGTATGGAGTAAACCTAATTGTCCTTTCTGCGTAAAGGCAAAAGCGTTACTTGATGCCAAAGGCATCAAGTATGAGGTGCGTGAGATCGGTTCCGGTTTCACTCGCGAAGATTTGCTTGCGGCTGTGCCACAGGCAAAGACAGTACCGCAGATTTTTCTTGACAACAAGTTAATCGGCGGGTATAATGAACTACAGTCAATGTTTAAGGAGTAAAATTATGACACTACATGAACAAATTGTACAAGAGTTCAACAACTACATTAAAGAGTCAGAGCTTTTTGATGAGAAAGACGTTAAGGCAGCAGCCGTTCGTGCTCGTAAGGCACTAGGCGACATTGCTAAATTAACAAAAGATCGTAGAAAAGAAATTCAAGAACGTAAAAACGATCTTTAATTCACTAAATAATAAGCAGATTTTCAAATGGAGGTTAACACTATGAAAACTATTATTGCAACCGTGGCAGCTGCTGCGGTAATTACTGCTGGTGCATCTGTTGCCGGCGCACAAGAACTAGGCGGAAGCACCGGCGGTGTATCCCCTTACGTAAACTTTGAGTACGTATCTCGTCCGACTGCTGAATCTACAACAGGCGCAGGCGATGCTACTTGGTGGGGTGGCGATGCTACTTCTACAGTAACACTAGGCGCTGAAGCAGCTCTTCCATGGGATCTAACTATGGATGCTTCTGTTGGTATCGTTAACGACACTGACGTTGTCGGACACGGTGCTGTAGCTTCAGGCGGAACAGATGATTCTGCTATTGACTTCGGCGGATTTGCTCTAGCCGGTGCAGACATCACTATTGGTTACGAAGTAATGGACGGCATGACTGTGTATTCCACTACTGCTTTCGATAGCGACTTTAATCGCGAAAGCACTTCCGTAGGCATGTCCTGGAAGTTCTAATCTAATTTTAGATTGACAAAACCGAGCTGCTCCTGTATTATTAAACAATAACGCAGGAGCAGTTTTTTTATGACTATGTCAATTGCCGGTCCAGGCCTTACAACTACTAACACTAAAAAACGCAAAGCCAAAGGCTTTACCAAACACGATCACGCCGCAGCAGTCGCACACGACAAATGGTTGCGCAAGATGGGCACACACCCCGATCAACTCAAGGCTCGCAAGAAGAAGCCTGTTAACACACTTCCATTCGAACGTGATCGCAGTCACGAACGCCAAGGCAACACAGCACCAAGCGCAGGCGCTGGAGCAGGCGGTCACGCAGCACCGGCACAGCCAAAAGCGTACAACGGCGCTCGTAAGCTGCTAGGCATTGCTACACTACACAAGAGCAACATGGTGCCAGTGTTTAGCCAAGAGGACGCAACTGAGATTGCTAGAATGCGCAGAGGTTGACAGCTCGGCCTAGTGGTGCTATTATAATAGCATAACAAAAGCAAAGAGGTTATACATACAATGAATCAAGAGTTCAAAAAGCACATGGAAAGCATGTGGACTGTAAAAGAGATCAACGGCGTAAAAGTTGTTGATCGTGTTTTAGGTTTCGGATCGTTGCCAGACATCAAACTTCAATTGGAAAACGGTTCGCTTGTTTCGGCAAATAAACTGTTTGAAGAAAGGCAGTAAAATGATCTACCACCTAACAGGACAAACCAAGAAGGGTAAGCAACGTATTAAAGAACACGGCACGGAATGGACTGTTGTTGAAAAACGTCCAGGCACGTTTGGCGATGTACTACTGCGTTCTAAGAAGACGCAGGATCTGCGTTGGTTAACTAAAGACTTCTTTGTTGAAAGGATTGAAGGATGATTGATCTTATAATTTCTGTACTGCCATTTGCTGCAGGAGCATGGTTTTTGTTTCCGGGTGTGTTTAAACGTATTTTTTCTAAAGCAAAAGAACTTAATCATAATGCGGTAATTCAAGAAGAAACTGCTCGTCGTGCGGCATTGCTAGAAAAAATGAAACAGCTAGGCTTTAACAGCGAAGATACGTTGCCCGAAGAGTTAGATCAATTACGGACTCTTTTGAAACAAGAGTTCCCAGTTTTGTACGAAGACAAGGAATAAATATAATATGCTATTTGGAATCTTAGTTTTAATTACAGCACTGGCTATTAGCTCAGTTGCTATTTGGTATTCAGTCGCAGGCCTTGTTGCCATCTTTGCGGCTGCTACTGTTCCTATTATTATTATGGGCGTGGTACTTGAAGTAGGCAAACTTGTAACAGCAGTTTGGCTTCATAATTATTGGGGACGAGCAACATGGTGGCTTAAATCGTATTTGAGTCTTGCTGTAGTTGTCCTTATGTTTATTACTTCTATGGGCATCTTTGGCTTCTTGTCAAAAGCGCATATTGAGCAAACAGCAGCAAGTGATCAAAGCCTTGCACAGATTGAACGACTTGACTCAAAGCTAGAAGCCGAGCAAGCTATCATTGATAGTGCCAACCAACGTATTAACCAATTCGAGACAAGCGGATCAAGCGGCCAGCAAAACATTCAACAGCAGATTGTTATTGAAGAAGGACGTATCCAAAGCGTACTAGAACGCATCCAACCGCAGATCAACGAACAACAAGAGATCATTAATAAAAAGCGTGGCGTAGTAGAAGACCAAATTACTCGCATTGATAACCAAAT